AGATAAAAGAAACCAAGAGGGGCAGACCAAAAAATGACTCAACCGCTGCCGACAACTCCCTCTGATCTAATCACTCAAGCGTTAAAAATAGCAAACGTCATTGGTGTTGGTCAGACTCCGAATGCAACTGACACCAATGATTGTTTCAATCAATTAAATATGATGTTGGCGCAATGGCAGCGCAGACGTTATATGGTTTATAACCTGGTAACTATTTCTAAGGTTGCTACAGGCCAAGTTTCTTATACGATTGGAACTGGAGGGGATTTCAATATCACTCGTCCAGTTAAGCTCGAATCAGCGTTCTTTAGAATGCAATACGGCTCACCATTGCCAGTTGACTATCCATTGGAAGTCTTGAGGGCCAATGAGGATTACAACAGGATTTCAATTAAGAACCTGAACGCATTTCCTCAGTATATTTATTACAACACAGGTTATCCACTCGGCACAATTTACGTTTGGCCTGTACCTAATAATCAATATCAAATCTTTTTGACTGTAATGACTCAGTTGGAAGGATTTCAGACTATTAATGATGTTGTGACAATGCCTCCTGAGTATCTGGCTGCAATGCAATGGAACTTGTCCAGAATCATTTGTGTGATGTATGGCTTACCAATCACTCCCGAGTTGACTGGGTATGCTGAAGCATCCATGAGAATTATTGAAGAAGTTAACAGTCAAATTCCTTTGTTACACATGCCAGTTGCTCTCAGGGGTAAGTCTGGTGCTTACAACATTTACGGAGACTTCTACGTTGGAAGTGCAGGATAATGGCAAAGGCAGCACTTGTCACAGGCGCATACCAAGCAAAGAGTGTTATTGCAGGGGCGCAAAGGTGTATTAATCTTTATTTAGAAAAGAATCCAGATACATCGGTTTTTCCTTTTACGCATTATCCAACCCCAGGACTTACTTTACAAAGTTCAGTTTCTCAAAATCAATGGAGAGGGCTATATTTTGCAAGTAATAATATCCTTTATGGGGTTTGTGGCAATACTTTCTATTCAATTAGTTCTACTGGTATTTGTACTTTTATTGGGACTTTGGTTTCATCTATTGGAACTGTGTCAATGGTTGATAACGAAGTCGATCTTTTGGTGGTTGATGGGACTGATATTGGGTATGATTACAATTTTGCATCAAACACATTCACACAATTACCCTCGAATTCAACAACAACTTTTTACGGATCAAATCAGATCAATTATGTAGACGGATACTTTATTTGTAATCGTCCAGGTACAAATCAATGGTATATATCCTTAATTAACTCTGTAACTTTTGATCCAACTTATTACGCTGCAAAGGCGGGTTATTCTGATTTACTTGTTGGGATAGGGGTTTCTCGCAGATACATTTATTTATTTGGTGAAGTAACTACAGAAATTTGGTACAACGCAGGGAATCCAACTTTCCCATTTCAAATATTACCAGGTTCGTTTATTCAATATGGTTGTGCAGCTACTAATTCAATTGCTCAAGTCAACGGTGAAGTATTCTGGGTTGCTCAAAGTCCCCAAGGTAATTGTTATATTACAAAAACTGAAAACTTTGGCGCAGTCAAGATTTCAACATTTGCAATTGATGCTGAACTTCAAACGTATTCAACTGTTTCAGATGCAATTGGATATACCTGGGAAATAAATGGACACTTCTTTTATGTAGTGACTTTCCCAACTGCTAACAAAACATGGGTTTTTGATCTATCTAACAATCAATGGCACGAATGGTTATGGACTGATACGAATGGTCAGTTTAATCGTCATCGGTCTAATTGTTTTGCTTTTGCTTATGGTGAATTATTTGTTGGTGATTGGCAAAATGGTAATTTATACACATTAGACCAAAGTAATTACACAGATAATGGAGAACCAATTGTAAGAACAAGAAGTTTCTATCATGCTGAAGACGATAATTCAGACAGGATCAGATACAAACAATTTATTGCTGAAATGGAATAGGGTAATGGGCCTGCAACAGTTTATCTTTCTTGTTCGGATGATAGGGGGAAGACTTACGGCAACCCAGTTGGTCAAACAATGGGCACGACTGGGGAGTATTTAACTTCAATCTCCTGGTGGCGCTTGGGAATGGCTAGAGACCGAGTATTTCAATTGAGTTGGTCTGATCCAGTAAAAACTGCTTTGTCGGGGGCATTCGTTGACGCATTGCCTAATAGAAAATGACAACAGGATATTTAGCAGCACAAACCCCACAGATTAACATTCCATTTCTTAACATAGATGGAACGGTTAGCCAGGTTTGGTTGTTATTTTTAATTCAATTGTTTCAAAGGACTGGTGGAAGTACAAGTCCGACTTATACACTTACAGAAATTGAACAACTTGCATTATTAAATTTAAGTGTTGTTAATGCAAACGGATTTAATGGAATAGTTACAAGTGGTCAAAATGCTACTTTAACCATAGAAACAACGGTTTCAGGAATAGTTAAGGGTAATGGAACTGCACTATCTGCAGCGACTCCAGGAGTTGATTACAGTATTATTGATTCGATTGGGGTAACTGTACCTCCTGCTTTATTGTCGGTAACTCCTAGTTCACTTAGTTCAAGCGGTACTTTTGCAATTAGTCTGACAACTCAGACATCAAATACTTTATTGGCAGGGCCTATAGCTGGGGTTGCTACAACACCAACTTTTAGGGGATTGGTTTCTACCGACATTCCTGCTTTAAATTATGTAAGTACATTAACAACGCAAGGAGCCAACCAAATACTTGCAGGGCCGTCTAGTGGTTCGGGTGCTGCGCCTACGTTTAGAGCATTGACAACTGCGGACATCCCTGCACTTCCATATGGGACTGGGACGGTTACTTCGGTAGGATTGGCTTTGCCAAGCATTATGTCGGTGTCAGGCTCTCCAGTTATAACAACTGGTACATTGACAGGGACTTTAACGACTCAGGCTGCCAACAGTTTATTCGCAGGGCCTATTAGTGGTGTTGGAGCAACTCCTACGTTCAGAGCGTTGACTACTGCGGATATAGCAGGATTAGGAGTTGGAACGGTCACAAGTGTGGGAATGACAGTTCCATCCATTTTATCGGTAACTCCATCCACTATCACAACATCTGGGTCTTTTGCTTTAAGTTTAACAACAGAATCGGCTAATCAAATATTTGCAGGGCCATCAAGCGGATCTGCTGCAACTCCAACATTTAGGTCTTTAACGTCCGCTGACATTCCTGCTTTACCATATGGTACTGGTACAGTTACATCTGTTAGTGGTACTGGTACTGTTAATGGCATTACACTTACTGGCACAGTTACTACTAGCGGTTCTTTAACACTTGGGGGAACTTTAGGAGGAATTGGCAATAGCCAATTGACTAACTCCTCAATTACTATAAATGGTACATCTACAAGTTTAGGTGGTTCTATTAGTGTTGGAACGGTTACATCGGTAACTGGTACTTCCCCTGTAGTGTCCTCTGGAGGTACAAGTCCTGCCATTAGTATGGCTGCAGCTACTAGCTCTGTTAATGGTTATTTGACTTCTACAGACTGGACTACGTTTAACAATAAGCAACCCGCTGGAACTTATGTCACGTCAGTAAGCGGAACGTCAGGACAGATTACCAGCACAGGCGGGACAACTCCTACGCTTGCTTTGGCTACCACAACAGTAACGGCTGGTTCATATACTTTAACAAGCCTTACTGTTGATGCTTATGGAAGAATTACATCGGTTTCTAATGGTTCTGTTGGCGGTGGAACTGCTCCAGTTACAGTAACTACTTCCACTTATTCTGTGGGAACTACTGATCTTTGGTTAATAAACAATTATGCTGGAACTTTGACTTTAACCTTGCCAACTGCATCTAGTTATTCAGGTCGGCAATTAAACATTCAAAATTACCAGGCTTTTACGGTTGTTTCTGCGTCCTCAAATGTCGTACAAATTGACGGATCAGCAACAAATACATCTATTTTATTGGCTAGTTCAGGAGATAGGTGTACTTTAGTTTCTAATGGTACAAACTGGGTAATGACGCAATACACTCCAAACAACATACTTTTACTGAATTGACAATGAAAGAATTTATAACCAAGGTAATGAGGGATGATCGGGTTTGGAAATGGGTTCGAATAGATGGAATTAAAAAAGAGAATTATGGATATATAG